TAATAGTGTTTTAGCTAATATAAACTTTGATGTTAGCAATAATCTCAAAACAGCCGACCAGAATTTAAGTGGAGCTATTTCAGGAGGTAAGCTTCAAACAGATATATTTACTTTGCTTAATGGTATTATTTCAAGTTCAAAACTTGCTATATCAACAGCTTTAGACGCTGTAGTTTCAGGCGGTAGATTGTTAATAACAACAGCTTTTGATTCAACTATAGGCACTATTAATACAAATATAGCCACTCTTGTAGCTAATACTCCAGCTTTATCCGGCGGAAATATCCCTGTTGTGCTACCATCAGCGCAAATAACGACTTTGACGCCTCCTGCTGCAATAACAAATTTTGCAAAAGAAACTGGTGGAAATTTAGCAATTTTGTCCGGCATTGTTTCAAATGCAAAAGCTGCTGTAAGTACTGCTTTAGATGCTGTTGTTTCTGGTGGAAGATTATTAATAACAACTGCTTTTGATGCTACTATTGGCACTATTAATACAAATATAGCAACTCTTGTAACTAATACACCTGCTTTGTCAAGTGGAAGCAGTCCTGTAATATTACCTACTTCTCAGATTACAACTTTAACCCCTCCTGCAGCTGTGGCACCTCCTGAAATGCGATATAATGGAGCCGCCACAGCTGCTCTTAATAACAATCTTTGTCAATCATCCGTTTCAACATCACCTTTAGGTTGTCAAGGATATAGCTCTATTATTTTACAGATTAATGCAAGTGCTGGAATTACTGGCGGAGTTATTTCGTTTGAAGCAAGTGAGGATATTGCAAACTACGTGGCTTTGCCTATGTTAAATATAGCAACAGGCATAAAAGTAACAAGTATAAATTTAACAGCAGGACAATCTTACTTTTTTATAGCGCCTGTTTCACTGATTTACTTTAAAGCTGTTATAACCACTGCTATTGTAGGGGGAACTGCTACATGTTATACAAGGCAATCGCCTATGCCTATGTCAGATCATGCAAATTATATAGCCGGATAATTTTTAGAACAAAATAATTATGAAAAAAATTAAAACAAGTCCTGGCCAAATATCTATATTTGGTCATATTATTTATGGGAATAAAATTTATAATTCGCTTAAAGACGCTATGCTTTGTGCTATGCAGGATTTTTATATTAAAAAAGTATTTCCTGCAAAGATTATCAGTGGCAATAAAACATATTATTTGAGAGACATGAAAGAGTTTTGGAATATAAACGGATTCCATGATTATTATATTTACTGACAAAAGTCATATATGTATATTTTAGGAAGGTTAATTAATGGAATCAATATATTTTATGTTTGTTGTAGTTGTACAAGTACTTTTAGGGGGAATTTTTATTGGGCGTTTGACGGCAGCCATAAACTCGATAAAAGACAATATTAAAGAGCTAAAAGGCCACATAAAAGATGATATGACAAGGCTTGAAACCAAACAAGATAAACATAATGGGCTTATCGAGCGTATGACCATTGTGGAACAATCCAGCAAATCAGCACATCACAGAATTGATGATTTTAAAAATAGAAAGTAGGAAGAAATGAGTTTTGAAGATTATCAGAATTATTTAATTGAAGCAAAAAATGAGAAAATTTCTCAAAATTTTACGGTTTTTGATATTTGTAATTCAGAAACTGCTATTGAAAAGAAAATTGACAATACGCCTGATGCTCAGATAATTAAAAATGCTGAAATGGTTATAAATGCTATTTTAGAGCCCTGCACAAAGCATTTTTTGTTTAAACCTATTGTACATTGTATATATAGAAACAATGTATTAAATACTGCTGTAGGTGGAGTTAAAGACAGTCAGCATTGCAGTGGCATAAATTCAGGAAAAATTGAATCGGCTGCTGATTTCACTGTTGTTGGAGTCCCTGACATAATTGTAGTTAATTACATCAGAAAAAATCTTGTTTTTGATCAGTTAATATTGGAAAGTGAAGGTAATAATCATTGGGTACATTGCAGTGTGAAAGCTTCGGGAAATAGAAAAGAAGTTCTTAAATATTCAATGGGAAAATATGTAGCTATATAAGGCGTATATGGCTTAGTTTTAATTTGTATAGGGTAATAGATTGTCTATTACTCATTTTTGTTAATAAAAAAGGAGAAAAACATGAACTTGTTTTTAGAAAAAGTTGAATCACTATTATGTCACGCCACCAGTGAAGCTGAATTATTTGCAAAATCAGCTGTGACTTTTATTCAAACTCATGAAGATGAAGTAAAGCCAATATTACAGGCAATTTCAGACAAATTATTTTCTACTGGTGCTGAAGTGGCTGCTGAAACAATTATTGCTGAAGCTCTTGAATCGCTGACTATTCCTGTGACTATGGCTACTTATTTAAGTGATGCCGGAACAATTGCAGTTAAGGCAGAATTAACAAAAGTTTTAAATTTACTTAAAACTCCTGCGCCTGTTCCAGTGACTGAAGCAAATCCAGCATAATTTAACCGGGCAAATTCTGTATTTTCCTCTTAAGCTCTGATGTTTAATTACATCAGGGCTTTTTTTATTTAAGATTGTATTTTTTTCTTACTTCTTTGGCAAAAAAGGAATTTGTTAGGATTTCAGGGAGAGAATTGAGCCATTTTATCGCTTCCGGTTTTGATAGGTCTAGAGGTGATCCTTTGGTTATATTTTGGGCTTTTTGTATGTTTTGCTTAGTTTGATAACTAGATATGTATTTAACTTCGGTAACGTTGTTTTGATAAGGTTTATTATTATTTTTATATTTATTTTTATTGGATGAAAAATTTTCACGTTCTTTGGTGAAAGTTTTGCTTGAAGAGTGTGAAATTTTTGTAAGTTCAAAAAAAGTTGATGTAAATCTATAAGTATTACTGTGATTGCACTCAACTAAAATCAAGACTTTTGATTTTAGTTCGGATAAAGCATTTATAACGCTTCTTGTCGTTAATCCTGACTTTTTGGCTATAGTTTGTTGGCAAGGGTATATTTTAGGATAGTAACGACATAAAACTATTAATACGAGCCTTGCTGATGCTGTTAATTTAACTTTGCTGAATAACTCGCAGTCAAATATCTGATTACTTAGTTCAAATTGTGTAATGTTTAATGTTGTTTGTGTTTGTGTTTGTTCCATTTTTAATTGTTCCTCCAAAAAATTTCATACAGCAGTATTGCACTTTTTTGAGGAAGCATTATAATAAAATTGTGAGTTTTAATTAAGTGCTTTCTTTGGAAAGTGCTTTTTAGTATTTATAAATATTTATAGCCATGAGTATAAACTCCATGTTAAACTTTTGTCAATAACTGGTTTCAAAAGTTATTGACAATCAATAACTTGTTAGTATTGAAAGGTTTTTACAAAAGTTATGAATAAAGTTACTGTTACAGAATTTGCCTCTATGTGCGGAGTTAGTACGGTTGCGATAAGAAAATTGATTACTTATTTAAGCCCAAAAACAGGGCAAAATGAGCCAAAATTAAATGCAATTAAAGACGAAAACGGCAATTATATTTTAAGTTTAGATGATGAAAAAAATAAAAGTTACCTAGCTAACAAAAAGCATGTTTCGATACAAAATAATCAGGCTTTGGAACAGGTTATAGGTTATGAAAACCATAATATCGAAAATTGTCCAAAACCAACTAATGACGTTATGATAACCTTAATTACTGAGCTAAAAAATCTTAGTTTTGAAGCTGGTAAAGCAAAGCAGTTAGAAAATAATCTAATCGAGAAAAAAGATGATATAAAATATTGGCAAGAAAAGTATTTTGAGTTACAAAACCAAAATAACTTGTTGCATAACCAAGTTACTAGCCTTGAAAATAGAAATCGGGAACTTCAAATGCAGCTTGAAAAGAAAGCTGGATTTTTGGGATTATTTAAGAAACAAAGCTATTCAAGTTTTATTTTTTAATAAATCCTGAAATTAAAATACTGGCTAATAATCCATGAATTGCTACACCTATAATGGCTGCAAAAGAAGCAATTATTTTGCCTATAGTGCTTTTTGGAACTACATCACCATATCCGACACTTGTAAATGTGATTATAGTCCACCACATTGATTTTGGGATGCTTGAAAAGCCATTTTGTAAATGACCCTCGGCAAAATACATTATTGATGAAATAACTATTAATGCTATTGCAAAAAAGATTCCCCAAATTATTAATTCGTCTTTTTTGTATTTAATTGCATTAATTATATTATTCAAGGCTTGATTATATCTTGCCAGTTTAAATATCCTTAAAACTCTTGAAAGTCTAAAAATTCTTAAACTAAATAAATTGGAATTTAAAAATGTAAAATAAAAAGGTAAAATTACAATTAAATCTAATAATAACAAGGATGTGTATAAATCTTTGAATTTTTTTAAAGTTATTACTCTTAAAACGTATTCAATTGAAAATAAAATCATAAAAAAATTATCAGCAAATTTAAAAAAATTATTAAATTGTGTGTCTATGCTTTTTACTGACTGGGTTATAAAAAGCGTTATGCTGGTAATAATTGCTATAACCATAATAATATCAATGGCTTTTGATTCAAGAATAGCGGAAAGTTTATCTTTGAAATTTAGAGTGTTTTCTAATTGAATTTGCATTTTATTTTATAGCCTTTTAAGTAACACTTCTAATTTTACATTTAAAGCTAACGAAATTCTATAAGCAGTTTCAACAGTGGGGTTTGTTTCACCTCGCTCAAGTACACCTATAAAGGTTCTATGCATATCTGCTAGTTCTGCCAATTTTTCCTGGCTTATACCTTGCTGCTTTAGTTCTTTTGCTATTCTTCTTCCAATTAATTTTTTAATATTTCTCAAATCGATAAGCCCCTCTAATGCTAATAATAGAGGGGTAGGACAAACATTCAACACTATACTTATAGCGCAAATGTAGCTAAAAGTTAATAATTAAGACTATAAGTAGCACAAAGGTATTTTATGTTACATAGTTGTTATACATTATAATAATAATTTTGATTTGAACATTGTTTATACTAGAATAAAAAAATTAAAAAAGATAAGGCACATCGAATACCTTATCTTTCAAATATTTTAAAGCTAGATCGCTTAAAAATATTTTCCAAATTTGATTTTAAATTAAACTTAATTTTTTTGCAAGTATCCAGATGAAATGTTGTGTAAATATTTATTTAGGGGTGGTTTTGTGCAAAATTTAAAAGAAAAAAAGATAGAAACTAAAATTGGAACTAAAAAAGAAATTTTATATATTTGGAATATTTATTTTAAAGAATTTAATCATTAAGTCTTGATTTTATAAGTTTAATCATACCTTCAAGCTCGAAAAGAGCCTCTTTATCTCCTTTTTCTGCCTTAAATAAAGTTTCAAGCATTCCTGTGCCTTTAAATTTAATTGCATATTTCAATAGTTCGTCAGCTTCTTCCTCGGATACGCCCCATTTTTCTGCGGCAATTCGTCTTTTTTCTAAAAGTTCTTCTTCGGTTGGCGGATTATAAAGAGACATTTCTCCATCGCCAGACAAAATCCAATTAATATTAATATCAAGTTTTTCTTGCAATAAGGTTAAAAAATCACTACTAGGTTTTACATTACCTTTTAAGATTGAAGCAATATTTCCTTGTGATTTTTTAAGTATATGAGCTAAATCGGCAGGCCTTAAGTTTTTTTCTATTAATACGAGTTTTAGTCTTTCAAATATTTCCATAATTTATTCCAATAATTATTTACATTTATACTACTAATTTTAGTATTGACCGCTACTAAAATTAGTAGTAAGATTTACTAAATATCCAATTAGGTTAGCTCAGATAGAACCTAATATACAATACACTAAAAATATCATTATGGAAAGAATATAAATATGTTTTACAGAGAAGAGTTTGAAATAGCTTTAATAAAAAATAAAACTAATCAACAAAAGCTTGCAAAAGAATACGGTTGTTCAAGTAAATTCTTCAATCTTTTTATTAATGGTAAGAAAAAAAGTAAACCGCTTGAAAAATTTATCAGCGAGAAATTAAATATTTTACCGATGCAGGATGATAAAAACAATTCATCCAGAGAAATTGCCTAAAAAATATAAATTGCAAATCAAAGATTAAAGCGTCCTGTAAGAATAGGATGGCAACGGCATACAAAAATTTAAAAGGAACTTTGAAAAATGGACGAAATTACGCAAATCTTAATTGAAACTTTATATGAGTTTATTGATAATTCAGATGATAACGAGCTTGTAGCTAAAGCAAGTACATTTTTATGTGAATTGGAAGATGTGGAGGATAAATAAAATGGAATGTCCATATCGTAGCTTATATATGGCTTTGCAAAAACTGAATAAGCTTGATAAAAAAGCAGTTATTAATAAATATGAAATTAGGACCTTTGGAGAAGTCCAGCAAGCCGAATCGATGCGGTATTTTAATTTGCCTGTATCTTCTAGAAGGATTAAGCACGAGTGGCTTGTAGAAATAATTTTAAATTTAGCTAAGTAAAAGATTTGCAGTGGTCGTATACCGCTGTATTTATAACAAAAACAGGAGAAAAATAAAATGAGAGAACATCTAGGAAAAGTAGCAAAAGACAAAGTTACAGGATTTAAAGGAATTGTAACAGGTATAACAACTTATTTGACAGGTTGTGACCAATATTGTTTAGTTCCAAAGGCTGAAGATAAAAGTAAATATCCTACTGTGCAATGGCTTGACGTAGATAGATTAGAGTTTCAAGACGATAAAAAAATTAAAATAGACACAAGTGTACATAAATGTGCTTGGGATACTGCACCTATATATTATTTGTTGCAGCAACATTAAGTGCTGTCGCCAACGTAAGCGTGAGAAGCGTGACAGCATGAGAGAATGCGTTTATTAATTATGGAGTGAGAAAAATGGCTAAATATGTACCATTAACATTTATGGGATTACTTGATTTATTTCAAACAAACAAAAAATCTGTAGGAAAAAATGAAAAATTCAAGGATCTGCTTGAAAATGATTATTCTCAAATCCTTGAATATCTTAATTTGACTGGTAAATGAGGGGAATTAAATATTAAATTTAAAATTTCTTCCAACAAAGAAGCTTTTGCAAAAGTTGATATGCAAGTTTCAAAGAAATTTGAAAAAATAAGCAATTATGTTGAACTTCCGCAAAATGAGGCGGGAGAAATATTTATCGATAATCCAGACCAGGAAGTTTTGCAGAACGTTCTGCCATTTGGGGTGTCGGAATAATTTATTTAAAAAAATAACTCTCTAACTTGAATTAGAGAGTTAAAACAGTGTTAATAATTTTGTAAACTGGAAAGAAACTTATATTATGTTAAATGTATCAACTACACAAGCTAATTATACTATTAAACAATATGAACTGTCAACAGTAATAACACATAACAGGTTTTTTAAACGTGTTAGTTTAACTCCATCTGCTAAATTAATAATAAGATGTCTGATAGATTGTTGGAATCCTGATAATAAATTAATGTTCCCTCGTCAGGAAATGATTGCAGATGCCTGTGATATGTCTGTCAGATCAGTTGAGAAGGCTATTAAAGAGCTAAAAGAAAATGGATTAATTTTAATAACAAAAAAATATAATAAAAATGCTTATACATTCACTAATGAATTTTTTGCTCTAGTTTTTAAAGTTGATAATTTTTCACCAGAAAATGCCAAAAAGTGCGCTCGCATCTTACCCGAAATTATTGCAGGGCTACCCGAAAATTCTGCGGTTACATATATAACCAATAAAGAACCAATAAATATTAACCGTAACGAAAATAAAAATTTAAATTTTAATAAAAACAAAACGGATTATAAAAATGATTGGAGGAACAATATGACAACTGGGATAACTTATAAAGATCCAGAAAATACAAAGCAGGCAATGGCTGAAACATTTAGTGTTAAGTGTGGATCTCCACTGGATTTGCCTAAAGAGGAACAAATTGAATATTATAACAAGCTTCCAGATTTTGCTAAAAATGGGATTTTTGGCCGCGAAATTAAGAAACGTTGGAATTTGCAATAATTTGGAGTTATTGATATGAAAGAATGTGAAACAAATGGGACTTGCACTACTAGCATAGGTTATTGTATACAACGTGAATATGATAGAGAGGATTGGGATTGTAAAAACTGTTGTTTTAACGGGAAATATGAGGATAATATATGCCAATAGAGAATTTTATATGTGCCAATTGTGATGGTGCCGTAGAAATTAAAGGATATATGGATAAATATTTTATTTGCGTGATTTGCGGTAAAAAAAATAATGTCAAAAAAGTAAAAAAATAATTAGTTAAGCTTGTTTATTTGAGGAGTAACGGGATATATGCGAGTTATTAGGACAAGAATAACAGAATTAATCAAAGAAAATAAGACTACAAAAATAAGCTTAGCTAGAAAATTGGGTGTCTCAAGAGATACTGTTCAGAATTGGGATAAAGGGCGTTCAATGCCATCAATGACAAATAGTATAATGCTTGTAGGAATTTTAAAATGTAAAATAGAACAATTGTCTGAAATTATTGAATGTTAAATAATATTTAACCTATGCAAAATAAAATATATAGATTAAATTAAAAACAAGAAATTAAGAAATTGAATAACTTCGTTAATACAAGATCTCGGATGAAGTACTGTAGGATATGCGTTCGTATGTGCGAAATTGCGGCCGAAAAACGTAATCAGAAAAGGGGCGGAGCTATGACAAAAATTTATTGTAATCATTGCCATACAAATCAAAAAGCAGATGTTATAGAAATTAAAATCCCTGAAATGTATTATAATCCTGAATTAATGGCTTTTTATCTTTTAATAATTCCTGCGTGCGCAAATTGTGGCAGTAGAAAAATTTTGCCTGTTGGCTTAACTTATTTGGGTAATTTTGTCGAATATGAATATTTAAAATTAAGATTTTGTGAAAAACTTGCAAGAAATATTATAAGAAAGCTTGATGGATTACCAATAATTCAACACGCAAAAGATAAAAAAGGATTTTATCTTTTGTATTCAGAGCGAGGAGTGGTGAAGCGTTGCTACTCGAATTTATCTACATTAAAATTAGGTATAGACCCAAACTGGGATAGGAATTATGCAAGCTAAGAAACCATATAACCATTCAGACTATGTGAAATGTAAGGAAGTAGAAATATTCGCTAAGCATTATAATTTTGAATGTAACTGTGGAAAATTTTTAGGTCGAAATAAAGTATTTAGGGTATTACGGCGATTAAAAATTATCAATAAGGATAATGTGCCTTATCAGTCTTATCTAAGTAATTTTTTAACTTTGAATAAAGAATATAAAAAGGGCAATGTGAGTTCTAATAAGACTCACATTTTTATTAAGCCTGAAAGCGAACAATATTTAGTAAAAAGAATTACTGATTATCTTGATGATCATTGCGTGTGCGAATCTAAGAAAAAGAAAAATAATAAAGAGCTTAGTAATATTACAATAGATAATCAAAGCTCAGGTAATGAAATTGTCAGCTGTTCATCTCCGGCAGATTACACAAGAGAAGAAGCATTAAAATGGCTTTCTAAGTTACCTGAATTTTTAAAAAATAAACAAACGGCCATTGATTTACGCAAAAAATGGGGAATTGATAGTTAAATAAAAATGGCTAAAGATTTTGCTAAAGATTTTTACAATTCTCCTGCTTGGAAAAGAGTAAGAAAATTATACAAACGAGATATGTTGGGCATTTGTGAACGATGTAATAGTAATGTTGATCTTAAGATACATCACAAAATATATTTAACGCCACAAAATATTAATGATCCTAAAATAACAATGTCATTCAGCAATTTGGAATTACTTTGTATTAATTGCCACAACAAAGAACACTTTGTAAAGTATTCAGCAGTTGATGATAGCCTGAAATTCAATGACAATGGCGAATTGGTACGAATTGACATCCCCCCGGTTTAATTTTACAGGTGCCACTGATTCGACACCGTATGCAAAGGTGTGTGTGATGAAAGTCTAATTTTGGGGTGGGGGTGGTATTGGAATTGGGGTGAAATCTCGCCTCTGTTTGTTTCTGTGTTGGATTTTTCGATTATTTTAAATAGCGTTTTTTTTAAAAACTTTTTTCTTTTTGCAGCGAAATGTATTTCTTTTTGAAAAGTAATTAATAAATAGGTAAAAAATGACAGAAAAACAAATAGAAAAACAAAAAATAGAAAAAAAAGTAAGAAGTCGGATAAAGACAAAGATTAAAGATCTGCTTTCATTTTATAAAGATGCGCCATTAGATCGTGTAGATACTTATCGATCAGCTATTGTAACTTTAGCTAATATTAATATACATATTCAGGATTGCGAAGAGGCTATTTTAATTAATGGGCGAAGAATACGATATCAAAATGGTAAAAGCCAATGGGGATATAAAAGAAATGATGATATAGACACTCTTAAAGAGTTGACCCTATTGAAAATTAAGCTTGAAAACCATTTACAGCTAGTATTATATGGCGAAAATGATAAAGGGTTAGAGGATGACGGTTTTGATGAGCTTAGCAACCGTTGAATATTATGATAATCCGATATTTAAATACAATGAAAAAATTCAATCTGGTGAAATTGCTGCATGTGAAAAGCTTAAGAAAATATATAAATATGTAGTTGATAGTCTTTCAAATCCTGAATGTGAGTTTGAATATTCGCATATTAAGGCAAATAAGGCTATAGGATTTGTAGAGAGGTTTTGTAAGCACTCAAAAGGCAAGTGGGGCGGTAAACCTTTAACATTAGAGTTATGGCAAAAAGCTTTAATTGCTTGCATGTTCGGCCTTATAAATAAAAAAACTGGTTTAAGGCAAATTAAAGAAACATTTCTGCTTGTTGCTAGAAAAAATGGAAAGTCTCTTTTGGCGTCAGCTATTGCATTGTATTGTCTGATGTTGGATGGAGAGGCAGGCGCTGAAGTTTACTCGATTGCAACAAAAAGAGAACAGGCCAAAATAGTTTGGGATGAATCAGTAAAAATGATTAAAAAATCTCCTGCTTTAAATAAACGTACAAAATGTTTAGTCTCTGAAATTAAATTTAAAGACTCTGTTTTTAAACCATTATCCAGTGAATCAAAAAGTTTAGACGGTTTAAACGTATCAACTGCAATTATAGATGAATTACACGAGATGAGAGATAAAAATCTATATGATGTTATTGTTGACAGTTGTGCGTCTAGGACACAGCCTGTAATTTTTGATATTTCGACTGCCGGAACTCATAGGGAGGGAATATTTGATATTAAGTATAGGGAAGCAGAAAACTTAATAAAAAAAATTGATGAAAAGAAAAAATTTAATTTAAGATTTCTTCCGATTTTTTATGAATTGGATTTTGAGAAAGAATATTTAAATGAAGAATGCTGGATTAAAGCTAACCCTAATTTAAATATATCAAAAGATAAAAGTGTTCTTAATGATGAGATAGAAAAGGTAAAAGATCAGGAAGAATTAAAAACTAATTTACTCTGTAAACACTTTAATCTTAGACAAAACAGCGCATCAAAATGGTTAACCTGGGAACAAAAGGAAAACAAGGCAACATTTGATATTGAAATGTTTAGAGATTTTTATGCGGGTGGTGGCGTTGATATATCAAGTACAACTGATTTAACAGCTGCTTGTTTGCTCTTAAAGAAACCTTTTGAAGATACTTTATATTTTATGCATATGTACTGGCTGCCAGTTGAAAATATAGATCAGCGTGAAAAGGAAGATAAAGTACCTTATTCGTTATGGGTTAAGCAAGGTTATTTGCGCTTATGTGAAGGAAATAAAGTTAATCCTAGTGATATTACTATCTGGTTTAAAGAAATTCAGGAAAAATATGGAATTTATTTGTATCGCTGCGGTTTTGATTCCTGGGGATCTCAAATGTGGGTCAAAGAGATGCAGGATGCTTTCACAAAGGATGTACCAGAACAAGTAATACAGGGTGCTAAGACTTTAAGTAACCCTATGAAGCAATTAGGGGCTGATTTAAAGAGTAAATTAATTAATTATGGTAATAATCCTATTACTTTTTGGAATCTAACCAATGTAAGTGTAGTTGTTGATAGAAATAATAATATAGTCCCCTGCAAGAGTAATCAAAAGCAACGTATAGATGGTGTAGCAGCTATGCTAGATGCTTATGTTGTCTATAAAAATAACAGTCAGGATTTTGACAGTATGAATAATAGGTAAATAAAATTAAAAATGAAAATAGAATATAGAAGTCTTTTTAATAAATTTTTCGGTTCTAAGCCTGCTGATATTCCAGGGGCTACACAAATACAGCTTGTAAATTCTTTATTGCCTTATTTTTATAATTTTGATGGGAATATTTACGATTCTGACATTGTTAGAAGTTGTATCCATGCTATTGCAAGCAATGCTGCTAAGTTTGACCCTAAGCATAAAATTAAAGGATTAAGCCAGGGTAAAACTTCAGCGATTGAAAGATTGTTATCACTCAGGCCTAATAAATATATGTCCAGCTATGATTACATTTATAAAATAGTTTCACTGCTTTATACAAGCAACAATGTTTTTATATATATAAGATACGTAGATGGAAAGCTTGAGGGACTTTATCCTATTAATTATACGTCTGTTCAACTGCTTGAATATCAAAATGAAATATATGTAAAATTTATGTTTTTGACCGGTCAAATGGTTACAATTCCTCTATCAGAGCTTATACATTTACGTAGACATTTTAACAGGAATGATATGTTCGGAGAGGATGCTTTATTGCCTCTTAAGCCATCTTTAAGCGTTGCATCCGTTCAAAATCAGGGTATTATGCACGCTATAAAATCAACAGCCGGCATTAGGGGGATTATAAAAATAACCGGCGTGTTAAATCAAAAAGATTTGAAAGAATACAAAGATAATTTTGTTAAGGATTATCTGAATATTTCTAATAATGGCGGTGTTGCTGCTACTGATGGCAAGGCTGATTATATAAATATAGATTCTAAGCCTATTGTTGCTGATGATAAGCAATTAGCTTTTGCAAGAGATACTATTTATCGATATTTTAACATATCTGAAAAAATAATAACGTCAAACTATACGGAAGCTGAATATAACGCTTTTTATAGTTCTGTTTTAGAGCCTTTAGGGATTCAATTGAGCCAAAGTCACACTTATGGACTGTTTAGCGATAGAGAAATAGGCTTTGAAAATGAGATTGAGTTTAATTCAGATCGAATTACTTTTGCATCGCTAGAGACAAAGCGGAAGTTAATCAAAGATCTTATACCGCTTGCAGTATTGAGCATAAATCAGGCTAAAGAAATTCTTGATCTGCCAGCTATCCCGGGAGGTGATAAGCATATTATGAGTCTTAATTATGTAGATTATGACAAAGCTAATAAGTATCAATTAGGAGAGGATAATGACGATCAAAACGATTCGGACAATGGACAAGCAAATCAGGACGGCTGAGCTTAGAAATGCTAATGCTGAAAAACAAAATGATGATATGACTTTACAGGGTTATGCTGCTACTTTTGATACTGAAACTGTTTTATTTAATATTGGCGGTAACGATTACAAAGAAATAATTGCAAGAGGCGCTTTTGATGGGGCTAATTTTAAGGATTGCGCCTTAAAGTATAATCATGGCGATGTTTGCATGGTTCTTGCCAGAACTAGAGGAGGCAGTCTGTCTACTTCTACGGATGATTTTGGGCTTAAGTTTGATGCAAAGTTATTTAATACAACAATGGCAAAGGATGCCCATATACTTGTCAAAGAGGGTGGCATAGACAAATGTTCATTCGCTTTTACTATCAAAGAAGAAAGTTATAACGCAGAAACTCGAACATGGACCGTATTAAAAATTGATCAGGTTTTTGATGTTTCAATAGTTGATTTACCTGCGTATGACAATACAAGTGTTGAGGCCAGGAGCTTAGACGGTCTGGAAAGACGCAAAAAACAGGTTCTGGAAAGAATAAATCTGGCTAATGAATTGTTAATAAAAACGTATTTGTAGATTTAAAAAAGAAGGTTGATTAAAAATTATGGAAAAAAGATTAAAAGAAATTATAGCTAGAAAACTTGAAATTAGAAACATGTTTAATTCTGGTGGTGATGTTGATCTTGAGGCAATTAAGGCAGAATTAGCAGCGCTGGATGCAGAAGTAAAAACTATTGAAGAAAGATCTAAAATTTCTGCTCTTTTGGGCTCTGGAGATATTACAGGAAAGCCATTATTTGAAAATAGAGGCAGTGATAAAAAAGATCCAGCAATATTAGAAAGATGTGAATTATTACTCAGTGAAGAATATCGAAATGCATGGCTGAAAAATTTGCAGGATGCTGAAGAGCGCGGTAAAAATGAATTATCTTCAACGCTTACAGATATCGAGAAAAGATCAATAACATCCGCTGCCGGTTCTGGTGGTGCAGTCATACCAACATTGACGCTAAACAAGGTAATTGAAAAATTATATCAAACTTCAATTATATTCCCATTGGTTTCATCTCTTGAAATCCCTTCAAACTTAACAATTCCTTTTGAATCTGAAACTGAAGAAGCATCTTGGGTTGATATGGATACTGATTCAGCTGATAGCGATGATGAAACCGGGGAACTTTCACTAACAGCTTACAAAATTATCAAAACTATTGAAATAGATGCTGATGTTTCAAAAATGAGTATATCTGCTTTTGAGACGTTTATTGTTAATACTTTGGCCCGTAAAGTTAAAAAAGCTATTGATATTTCAATTATTAACGGCTCAGGCGCAACAGGAAAACAAGCAACAGGTATTATTAAGGCATTAACAGGTACAGATTATGCAATAACATCTAAATATAACATATTGAGTTATGATGATATTTGTGATCTGTTTGCAGCATTGCCAACAAGCTATGCGGTCAATGCAAAGCTTGTTCTTAATAGAAAATTTCTTTATGGAACAATTGCAAAAATCAAAGATGAACAGGGAAGGCCTATCTTTATTCATGCTAGAAGTGATGATGGATCTAAACAAAAAGGTATTGAGGGACAGATTCTTGGTTATCCTGTTGTTATCTATGATTTTGTCCCCGATAATACAATGATCTTTGGTGATTTTGAATACTATTATTTCAACTGGGTACAGGCATTCTTAATTACGAAATCACTAGAAGCGGGATTCCGTAAAGGTTCTGTTGTTTACAGAGCATTAGGATTAGCTGATGGTAATGTTGCTCTTCAAGAAGCTTTTGTTGTTCAAACACTTGGAACTACTGCACCTCCTACCGGCACTCCTGATCTGGCATCATAAAAGTTATATTTTAATTTTTTATCGGGAACCATGGAATTTTTCAGGGTTCCCGGAACAAAATTAAAAATGAGGTTTAAAAAATATGGCTGTTACGGTTGAAAGTATAGGAGCTTACCTATATTTAGAATCTGATGTTATCACTGATGATACAGATCTTATTCAAGGTTTTATCAATGGCGCTCTAGATGAAGTTAGGGATGCTACAGGAAAGGCTTTGATTGAAACTGAAACTTCAGGCGTGATTAATAATTTTGATCTGGCTGTTACTATGCTCGCAGCACACAGGTATATGAATAGAGGGATAATTAGCGATAAATCCAGTTATATAATACCTGAGGGATACGATATGTTGATAAAACGCATATCATTGAGCAGTGCTTATGTATAATCCAGGCAGAAAAACTAAGAAAATTAAGATCTGGGCTAGTGTTGAAAGTTTTTTAACTGCTTCTGATTTGTCAGCTATGACTTTAGACAAAGTTAAAGAGCAGGCTTTTAATAACGATATAACTTTTGATGATGATATTTTGCAGGTTGATTTAATTAATCTTTTGCTGGCAGGCCAGGAAAGTATCAGAGAAATTGATAAACTTGGTCAGCAAGTTATGAAAGATCAGTTCATTAAAAGTTTAAGGGCTGAAATTATTAATCTTACAGGATTGTTATTAATAGCAAGGCCTGCTGATACTGTAGTATCAAAATCAACACAGAAAATAGTTGTTAAATACAATAAGCACTTTATTTTTAAATCAAAAACAAATTGGATAACTTACAAAGATCATCGTTTTGAGATTGATTATACTTCTAGTCCCGGTTTTGGTGTGGTAGATTTAGAAATTTTTTGCCAGGAGATATTAAATGGAAGCGGGTTTTGATTATCACGAGCTTACAGATTTAAAAAAAGAGCTTATTCAGCTTGCTAAAGATGATTTTCCACGAGAAACAAAGAAATTTATTAAAAAAGAAGCTGGTAAATTAACTACAATTGCTAAAAATACGGCTAAAAAAGAATGTTTAAATAAAACAGGGAACTATTTAAAAGGCTTCAAGGCGGGTAAAGTTTATAATTTTGCTGGTGATATATGTTGTAGGGCTTTTAACAGCTCTTCACATGCTCATTTAGTTGAGTATGGTCATAATATGGTGACTTCAAGGGCTAAAAGAAATGTGGGTTTTGTTCCCGGTAAATATATTTTAACTAAATCTTCAACTAAATTTGAAAATAAGTTTGAGGAAGATATAGAGCAGTTTTTAGAGAATGTTTTAGATAAGAGTTTGAAATGATTGATGTAACTGATGCTTTTAGAGCTATAAGAGAGATGTTGAAAGATAATTTTCCAACTTTAAACTTGGAAAATGCTGATTTAAAGAATCCTAAGAGACCATCATTTTATATAAATCTGGTTAATCAGATAGATAACAGGCAAGATTCTGAATTTATCCGAACTATATTTAGTTTTGATTTAATTTATTTTGCTGAAAGCACTTATAAGGGCTATGCCGATTTAATGGGAAAGCAGAGTGCTTTGTCGAGAATATTTTTAAAGCCTTTGACTACTAAAAAATATAATAAAACTATATATTTAGACGTTTCACAAATTAATTTTAACCCGAATACTACTGATTACGTACTTAACGCTGTATTTAATATTGAAATTATACAGTTAATTAGCGATAAAAATAGGTTTAACAAGGTTGTTAACCCTGAACTTATGGATGATTTAGTGATAAATACACAAATTTAGGAGAATAATTATGAGTAGTGGACTTTCTTTAAGTCAAATTATGCCACCAATAGAGGTAATTTTTGAGCAATTGGCTGCAAATTTAATTGCGACTGGGTTAAAGGGTGTTGTCCTGTATGCGACTAAAAATACTGCACAAAGCAATTTGGTTGAACTTTTTAGTTTTACAGATGCAAATAATATTACCGGTTTAACTTCTGTTGATGCAGCACAAGTTAAAAATATTTTTCTTGGCAATGTTAAACAGGTTATTGTAATTACTTACAGTACTCAATTTTCTGATTGTGCTAATTTAATTGGTGCTCAAAATTTTGACTGGTTAGTTTGTGATGATGCTAATGAACAAACAAATGTGGCTTTATATGGCAAAGAAAACGCAGTTAAGACTGTTGTTTTTAATTATGCTGCTGATGATATGCACGTTGTTAATTTTACTAATCCTTCAGTTTTATTGGATGATGGTGTAACGATTCAAACAGGGCTTGAATATCTGCCTCGTGTTGCCGGTGCTTTGGCTGGTTTGCCATACACAGAGGATGCTTGTGCCCTTACTTTTACTGATTTAGCAAGTGTTACTATGCCAGCTAATATGGAATTAGGGCAATTTATTCTATATAATGATCCTTCGGGAGTTAAGGTTGCTAATCCTGTTAACAGTTTGCTTACACTAACAACTAATATTACCGCTGATATGCAATCTATTTGCATTGTTGAGGGTATGGACAGAATGACCGCCGATATTAAGGCTGCTTTTGCTCAGTCTTACAAAGGCAAATATAAAAATATGTATAATTATCAGTGTTTGCTTATAGCAGCTGTTAATTATTATTTTACAGTTTTGGGAAATATGGAGATATTGGATCCTAATTATAACAATGTTTGTAGTGTTGATACTGTAACTCAACAAGCGCTTTGGATAGCTGACGGCTATAATGGAACTAATGGAAATGAGGATGCTTCTACGTGGACTGATATTCAGATTAAGAATAATGCATATAAAAAGCAGGTTTTACTCCTGAATAATGTAAAATTCTTAGATGGTATGGATTCTTTGCAGTTTACAGTTCAGATGATGTAGTTATAGAGCTATTTAAGGCAGTTGAAATAATAAATTAGTAATAATATACGTGAGGTTTAGAAATGTCCAATGCGATGCAGGCAAGTAAAGTAATAAACGGCACTTACGGGCGGTTGTGGTTTCAGGGAGCTGAGCTTACAAGCGTTAAAAGCTTTGAATGTAAGCAAAAAATTAATTATGAAGATATTAAGCAAGCTGGAAAGCTTAACAAATCAAGAAAAATGGTCGGTTATGAATTGGCCGGTACATTTACTCTAAACAAAATTGATGATACTGTAGCTGCAGCTGTGTGCGCTGGCATAAATGCAGGCATTCAGCCAACATTAACTTTGATCGGTGTGCTTGCTGATCCCTCTTCATACGGAGAAACACGAGTACAAATCAATGGTATAACCATAGATAACATAATCTTGATGAAATTTGAAGCTGGAAAACTTGGAGAAGAAGAAATTTCGTTTGAAGCTGAAACTTATCAATTTTTGGATCAGATTACTTAAGCTATACACTCTCTACGCTATCTGGGATGGATTAGGGTAAGTTTTGATTTTCTTGCCCTAATCCTATTTTTTTAAGGATATGATTGATGTCTAAAAGATTAATTTATATTTTATTTAGGCATAATTGTTATTTGAGCCGTAAAAAATGGATATGTATGAGATGCAAGCGATTTCAATGTTTTTATAATTAGAGCTAAGTAAAATAAAAACGTTCGTTTATTTTTTGCACTTAAGCAAATTTTAAACGATTGATTTTTATTTTGCGAATATGACAATTATAAAATAGGCCAAAAGGTTTTTGGTTATTGGACAAAAAAAGAGAGCGTTAAGCTCTCAAGGTTTTTAAATATTCTTTTATTTTCGCGTACTCTTCATTGGTACATCTAATTGTTTTACTTTTTAGGGGTTCTATGGACAAGCGAGGGCGACCGCCCCCTCTCCATCCTCCCCTACCTACTTTTTTTCAACCCACTCCAAATGATGAGGAACGTAGGATTTTTCATTAATAATAATTTTGGCATTTTCAAGAATAATGCCTTTAGATTTTTCAATATTAGCGGATAACGTGGAAAAGTCTTTATCCGTCATTTTCAAGGAATTAATTCTTGTAATTGTCTCAATTTCTCCAATTTGGCAAATTAAAATACCAACATTCTCTTTTAGTTCTTTTGTTTGTTTTTGATTTAATTTTGTCATTTTCGTCCTCTTTCTTTTTTTTTATTTCGTTTTTGTCTGCCCTTATATAATAACAAAAGTTGTTAGTTTTTGCAATACGAAAACAACAACCTACATCAAAAATATTAGAAAATGGCTTAAACTTAGTTATAGCTTGAAATAAAATGTTAAGGAATTGTAATAAAAATAAAGGCCTATATAAAAATGGCCTTTATTTTTATTGCAAAAAGTGAAAACGTTGTTTTTGTATAACTATTATTATTGGATATGAATTAGAAAGGTTTTTATTATGGCAAAAAGTAGTATGGAAAAGGTTTTGGAACAAATTGCTGAAAAAAAATGTGAGGAACAAATAATCGAAATGCAAATCAAAGATGATACAGCCAGTGAAATTGTTTATGATGTTACTAGGGTTACACTTGATTCGGTGCTCAATAGGGGTATCGAAGAAAATATGGTTAAAGATTATTATTGTGAGCCATTAGGTGGAAATCTTGAACTTAAAAGGCTTAGTCCTGAAAAAATTCAGGATACATTAGCAGAAATTAATCAGGGTGTTAGTGAATTTAGAGTTTATCAAAAAATTGTTTATTTAAGTTGTGATTTGTTTCAGCGCAAAGAAGTGCTTGAAAAATATCCGCATGCAGAACCTTATGAGGTTGTTTATCAAATTATGGGCAAAAATATTGCCGAAATCAATATTATGGCCAAAACAATTCTTGAATGGTACGGGTTTGATTTTGACGCAAAAAAGCAATAAAACAGGATGAAAAGCTTTTTTTAGTACATTATTATCTACAAAAAGGCTTTAAACCTGATTATATACTTAATTTAACATTCAAAGAAAAGCAGTTTTTCGCTGCTAGCGCTGAATTGGAAATTGAAAGAGAAAATGAAAAATGGCAAAAACTATCGGGTGCGTCTTAAGCCTTAAGGATAAATTTTCAACAACATTAAAAGATATAGCTAATAAGCTTGGGATAACTGAAAAAGAGCTTAAAAAAGCTACTTTAACTGTTAAAAATTTCCAAAAGCAAGCTTCTAGTGGATTTAAAACGGTAGGTTTAGGTGCTGTAGGTATGGGTTCAGCTTTGGCAGGTGCTGTTGGGGTTGCTGTTAATACTACTCTAGGTTATGCCAAAGAAGTTAAAAGAATGCAAACTTTGACGGGTGAAAGTGTTGAAAGTGCTAGCAAAATGGTTGCTGTCGGCAAAAAATACGGTATAAGTGCTGATGGTATGGCAAAATCTTTACGTATGTTAAGTATAAAAGCAACAAATAACTGTAAAGATTTTAAAACTTACGGTTTGGTTGTTAAAAATGCACACGGTGAACTTTTACCAGCTTCAAAAATCCTTGAACAAGTCGCTGATAAATATAAACAGCTTGGTGGTGGCTTAAAAGGTGCTGTTTTTGCACAAAAATTAATGGGTAAAGGTTGTATGGATCTTTTGCCATTATTAAAAAAAGGATCGGTTGGCATACAAGCAATGGAAGCTGATGCTTCACGCATGGGGCTTGTATTATCTAAAGATAATATGGATTCATTCTCTAAATTTTCTGAAGCACAAAAAAGATTTAATCAGGCAATGCTGGGAATACAAGTTACTATAGGTGCGAAAATATTGCCAATTTTAGGACAATTGGCTGAAAAGGTTAATGTTGCTATAACTAAGTTTGATTTTAGGCAAGTTGGTACGGTTACTGATAAGGTTTTTAAGGGTATCGGCAGTGCTGTAAAATTTGTAGGTAATAATATTAACTGGTTAATACCAATTACAACTGCTGTTTTGAGCTCAATCATAGCATTTAAGACTATTTCTACTACTATAAACGTTTTTAGCACTTTAAATGGAGTCATTAAGGCGTTAACTATAACACAGGGTATATGGAATGCTGTTATGTTAGCAAATCCTATAGGGCTTGTGGCTGTTGGTATTGGATTATTAATTGGTGTTGGTGTTCTATTGGTTATGAATTGGAAAACAATTTGTAAATGGGCTGGTCGGCTTATGGGCTGGATAAATAAAAACAAATTGGCTTTTGTGTTAGTAACTGGACCAATTGGACTTTTAGTTTTGGCTGGGATCAAACTTTATGAAAACTGGGGTAAAATTTGCAAAAAAGCTTCTGAATTGTGGGGCTGGTTAAAGAAAATCACTGGATTTGGCAATAAAACTATTTCTGTTAATGCCAATATTAACAGAAATAGTCCCGGTGAAAATAAAGTTCCTCATCATTCCCTAGGCACATCTTATTTTAAGGGTGGATCTACTTATATAAATGAGGGTGGCAGGGGTGAAAAGATTACTTTGCCTTCCGGTTCAAAAATTACGCCACATAATGAAACTAAAAAGGCTTTAAATAACCATGGGGCTGTTAATTTACATATTGAGATTCATGGAAATGTGATTGGCGAAAAAGAATTTTTGAATAAGATGGGTGCAATGTTTACTGATAAGGTTGTTTTAGCTTTAGGTAATATTTAAGCTGCTTTATTGCTAAATAAAGCCTGATATAAATTATCAAATCTTGTATTGACCGCGTCAATTTTATCTTCAAGTTTTTCAAATCGTTTTTCTGTTTTTTCTTCCGATTTTTCAATTTTTTTATCAAGTCGATTGTAAAAATAAAATACTATTAAGCCTAATACCTGCGTTTGAGCAGGATTAATCTGCTTGAAAGTTCGACAATTAAATTTTCCATAAATTTACCCTTTTTGTCTATTTTTCATGATTATAACATGGGTTTCGAGGTATTGCATTAATAATGAATATAACATTATCAGATGTTAACGGTGACCAGGTTTTGATTGTTCCTATTGTTCCGCCTAATATCCCTATATTACAGCCTACTAAAAATACTACTTTTGAATCTCTCAGGGGTGATATTAATATTATTGGGATTAAAGGCTTAAGAGAATTTGGATGGGATTCGTTTTTTCCTAATCAGGACTATAGTTTTGCTAAAACTGGTTCTTGTACTAATGGCTGGGATTATGTGGATTTCTTGAATAATTATATTGATCTTGGTTTACCTATTAGATTAGCTGTAACAACAGAAACTAAGCAAACTGTTTTAAATATGCTTGCCAGTATCGATAAGTTTGATTATTCGCTTGATGCTATTGGTGATATTGCTTATTCTATAGGATTTAAGGAATTTAATGAACAATTATAGATTAATTATTAATGGTATTGAACTTGCTATTTTTGGCGGCTTGAGCTGGTCTGATGATGATGATGGGCTTTCAACTTTGTTGCAATTTACATCATTGATTAATTTGTCTGTTGGTAATCAATTTACGCTGTTAAATAGCAATAATATCATTATGAATGGGATTATTACTGATAAAAGTTATGATAAATATCTTATTTATCAATATACTTGCGCTGATTTGGGATTTTATCTTAATAAAAATTCTGTGGTTATTCAGTTTAACGGTATTTTGGCAAAGCAGGCTATTACACAGTTATTAAATAAATATAATTTGCCTGTCGGGAATATTCCTGATGTGCCTGTTATGATCAAAAATATTTATAAAAATGTCATTTTATCTGATGTGTTAAAAGATATTATTTATAATATGCAGAAAAAAACAGGTAATTTTTATAATATCAGGGTTAATAACGGTCTTGTGAATATTGTTCAGTCTGAGGAAATAGACGTTACGGCCTACTATGATAATTCAGGATTTTTGATAAATTTAACTGATGCAGTTAGCAATTTTGAAGCGGTTGATTCTATTCAGGACATGAAAAACAGTGTTTTAGTAGTTAGCAGTGGCAATAAAATACTTGCACAGGCTCAAGATAATAATAGTATTGCTACTTTTGGGCTATTGCAACATATAGAAGAACCTGATCAGGATAAAAACACATCAAATTATAATATAGCTAATAATTTATTAAAAGATTTAAATCAGATAAAACAGACTAAATCAGTTGATATGCTCGGCACAGATGCTGTAATGTCGGGTGTTGTTTTAAATTTTAACTATCCTGAGCTTAATTTTGTAGCTAAATATTATGTTAAGCACGTTGATCATACTATTGACGGCGTTATACATAAGATAAAATGTGATCTTGAGGTTTATGATGACTAATATGTTAACCCCTAAAAACAGTTGGGCTGTTACTTTAGCTAAGCAGTTTAAAAAAAGGGATAATCCGACTGATCTAAAAGAAGGATTAAAGGGAAAAGTTATTAATTTGGATCCTGTTCAGGTACATATTGAAGATGGTCAAATAACTTTGACTGATGGTGATCAGCTTGTTATTCCTGAATGGTTTCAAAAAAGATGGGATATTGATAAAACTTTTGCTTTATCTGCTCAGATTCCTGAAAATCTTGCTCAGGAGCAGGCTTCATGTTTGACCGCTGAAACGGCACTTTCTGCGTATATTTCAAGCGAGCCTCCTGATATTGCGCTTGCTACGGTTACTTTAGATTCTATTACATCAATATCACAGGCTATATCAGATGTTTCGGATGGAATAACGGCATTAAAAACTGAATTGTTGAATTTAAAGCTTGATTTGCAAATTAATGACATGGTTATTCTTCTTCCAGGTGCTACTAAATATTATTTGATTGATAAGGTTTGATTATGTTTCCAACTGATTCTTATACTGTTCAAATTGCTCAATTAACTAAGATTCCTGTTGCCACGACTATTTTAAACAATTTTGAATTTGATTATGTTAAGGGCCAATTTAATATAGTTGACGGTAAGCCAGCTATGAATAGTGGAGTTCAAGCTATTGAGCAGTGGATTATATTGTTTTTTAACACTGCTTTAAATGCTTATCCAGTTTACGCTAATACCAAATTTGGTACTAATATTAACTCTTTGCTTGGTAAAAAGCTTGTAAATAACGGTTTTGTTGAGTCTGAAGTTCAAAGACAAATAACTGAGGGTTTTGCGCTTTGTCCTGATATCCAAAAAATAACTTCTTATAATATGGTCAAAAATGGTCGGACTTTGCAAATAAACATGACAATTTTGACTTATAGTGGTCAAACAATAAGTTCTAATATTAGTATCAATACAGCTGTTTCTGGTGGTGTATCCTCCACGACTTCAACAGGTTCTACAAGTTCGACAAATTCAAGCAGTTCTACCAGTTCGACTACTTCTACAACAAATAATACAAACTTTGAAATTGCAATATCCATTGCGTTAGGTGGTTAACAATATGTCTATACAGTTATATAGTGAGACTGAGGCTAGTATTGCTAGTAATTTAGTTAATAATATGCCTGATACATATCAAACAACTGTAGGTTTCCCCATTGGTGATTTTTTTACGGCTATTTCAATGGTTTTGTTGCCTTTGTGGACTGCTATTAATTATATTCTAGGTATGCTCACAGATTTAAGCAATTTTGATTTAGTTGATTTGATCAAATGGTGCGCACAAAGACGTAATATTATTTACAAAACTGCTACTTATTCAAGCGGTTTGCTTCAATTAACTGGTAATTTTACTGTTAATATTGGTGATTTGTTTGAATCTACAGGTGGTATACAGTTTTCTGCAACTGAAAGTGTTTCTAGTGTTGGCGGTATTGGGGTTGTTAATGTACAGTGTACTACAGCCGGATCGGCCGGTAATGTTGGAACTGGTGCTATTACTCAGATGCCTCTTACTTTATCGGGAGTAATGAGTGTTACTAATAACACTGCTTTTAGTAATGGTTATGATGAGGAAGGCGCAACGAGCTTATTAAATCGTTATTATGCGAATCTTGCACTTCCAATAACCAGCGGTAACGCTAATTGTTATGAAGAATGGGCTACAAGTTGTGTAGGCGTGGGGAATGCAAATATTATACCGCTTATGAACGGTCCTAATACTGTGGGTGTTGTCTTAATTGACAGTGACGGCCAACCAGCTGACAGTGATTTAGTGACTCTTGTCCAAAATTATATTGACCCTGGAATAACCGGAACTGGTGCTGGAGTTGCGCCAATGGGTGCTTATTGCACTGTTTTATCTGCTGTTCCATTGGATATTAATATTTCAGCTAATATTTTGTATAGTGGCAATATTTCGGATGTTAATGCTGCTATCCAAACTGCTTTGGTTAACTATTTTAAGTCTGTGAATGCTGATTATATAAGCTATGCAAAAATAGGTGATATTATTTTAAATGCTACTGGTGTAAGTGATTATAATACGCTTTTAGTTAATGGTGGGCTTGAAAATATTGCTATAAGCAATCTTGATGTTGCAATTTTGGGAACAACAGCATTTACGGCGGTAGTTTATGAATAAATTTAATTTTATAAGTTTATTGCATAGGTTGTACCAGCTTGATATGTTTGTATATGATTTATTTACTGCAATTGCTTTTGTTGTTAATAATATTTTTAACGCTATAACTACTCTTAAGGGTGAATTTTATTTTGACACTATGATTATTATGGTTCCAGTTTATGAAGCTCTAATGAAAATCATACCTGCATCAACACAGACTTTGAATAACAGACGTTCTGCTATTCAGGCGAAATGGTTAAGCAATAACAAATGTGATCTTGCTTTAATACAGGCTGTTGCAAATTGTTGGCAGAATGGTAATGTTAATGTTACTTTTACGCCTAGATATTTAACTGTTAATGATATCAACAATATGACTGTTAATGAGTTAGATCAGCAACTTATAAGTAATTTTGCTTCCGGGAATGACCAGCAATATTCAGCCATAAATATAGAATTTGTTAATATAATTGGTGTTCCTGGCGACATAAACACCCTAAAAAATATGTTGAGTGCGGTAGTTCCTGCTCATATTCCTCTTAGTTTTTTATATAAATATTTGCCGGTTAGCAAGGTAAATAATATGACTGTAAATGAGCTGAATCAACAGCTTATAAGTAATTTTGCATATTAAAGAAAGGTTTAAAAATGCCTATAAATACACCTAATTTGGGATTATTTGATTATAATCCAATTACTGATGGAAATTTGGCTTTTAATATTACTCAGGCACTTAGTAATAATTTTAATGTTATAGATACGGCTTTTGGAAATTTGATGGGTAATTTTAGCGGTTATTTATCAGGATTTACAATATCTAATGATTCTGTTAGCCCAAATAGCATTATCGATATTTCTTCAGGCATTTGTATGGATTCTACAAACTCGAATTTTATTAAGGTCGTATCGGGGATTAAAAAAAGTTTATCAGGTAATTGGGTAGCTGGTTCTGGCAATACGGGCTTGGATACTGGAAGTGTTGCGCCTAACAGTGAATATAATGTTTTCACTATTATAAACCCGATTACCGAAATAATTGATAATTTATTATCATTATCTTTAAGCCCTGTTTTGCCTTTTGGTTTTACGCTTTTCAGGCGAATTGGCAGTATATTTACTAATTCTAGCGGTAACATAATACCGTTTTATCAAAGTGGCAATTATTTTTACTGGAAAATCCCGGTAATGGATATAATTGCTGTAATGTCAACTTCGGCCAGAACATTATATAAGTTATCTGTTCCCGGTGCTGTCCCTGTTATACCCATTATTAATATAATGACTGATGCAAGTACCGGAACTAATATTATTACTTCGCCATTGCAAAATGATGTAGCGCCAACATCAAGCTTGTTTGATACTTATGGTGGTTCTGTTGGTGCTTTTGGCTATTGCAGCAAGCATATACTAACTAATACAGGCCAAATAGGTGCAAGAGCTATGAATGGTTCTGCACAGATATTCATACTTACAAGCGGTTATATAGATTTTAGAGGTAAAGGTTAATGTTTGTAACTAGAGATGCTAATAACAATATTGATGGTGCTTTTGCTCGTGAACAATTTGAAAATCAGGAATATATCTCTCTTGATGATCCTGCATTGGTGACTTTTTTAAATACTCCTCGTTAGGCGGATAAAATGAAACGTAAAATAGTTAATTATAGCTTTGATAAAGTATCTGGTACTGTTACTTTCCATGATTATACAAGTATTACGCTTGATCAGATATTATTAATAACTAATTTAGCCTCAAATGTTATTATTTATAATTTTGCTGGGTCGGGGGGATCAGTTAACGGTAATGTACTTACTTTAGCCTTTAATACATTATCAATGAAAAATACTGACCCTTTGCAAATTTGGTTTGATGACGGTGTTTATAACTCTTATGATTCCAGTAATAACCTTTTAGTTACGGATAATAATTTACTTACTACTGTTACTAAGCTTCTCGACAAGGAA